CTCTCCACGGGCACGGTCGGCACCGGCACCGTCGGGGCTCTGGCTGGTGGCAACACCGCCCAGAACCTGGCGTCCAGCACGCCGACCACGTTCCTCGGCCTGCCGGTGGTCTGGGTGCTGAAGATGCGGTCGGCCCCGACCACGGCCCAGGTCTACGCCTACGTGGGCGACCTGTCGATGTCCAGCATCATGGCGACCAAGAGTGACCTGACGGTTGCTTCCAGTACCGATCGGTACTTCGAGGTCGATCAGACCGCCTTCCGTGCGGTCGCCCGTCTCGACATCAACCACCACAGCCTCGGTGACAACACCACCGCTGGCCCGGTCGTCGCCCTGAAGCTCGCCTGAACCTGAACCATCCCTGGAGACCCTTGACCCATGAACCACGCTTCTGGCAACAAGACGGTAGCCAAGCACTCGGCGAGCGTCGCCGCCACCGCGACGTTCACCCACGAGATCGACACGGCGGGCTTCAAGTACGCCAGCATCGACGTGATCTTCTCGCCCTACACGGCGAGCAGCGTGTCGATTGCCAACGTGCTGCGGGTCAGCGAGTCCGACACGTCGGGTGCGACCGGCTCAAATGTCTCGGGCCTGGTGGGCGGCACGGACTTCACGATTGCCAGCACCGGGGCCAGCACCGGGGCGGACGTGGGTGCGGTTGCCCGGTTCAACGTCGACCTGCGTGGCCGCCGGCGGTATCTGACCGTCCGCGTTACGCCGTCCACCACGGTGGCGGTGATCTCGGCGGTGCGGCTGTCGAAGGCCGAGGCGGCAGCGACCGACGCCACCACGGCGAACGTCAACAACTACGCCAGCGCCTGACGCTTGACGGAGATGCGAGAACGCCCAAAGCGGGCGGCTGGGTACGCCCGGCCGCCCGTTGGCGTTTATAGGAGCAACCTGTGAAGATCCGCATCGGTAACGTCGAGCACGATATCACCATCGAGGCCGCTTTCAGCGTCCCAAGATTGGGTTTCCAAGACACGTTCTTCTGCTGCATGCAGAGCCTCATCCCGCTGAACATCCGGCCTACGAAGTACGTCGGGGCGTTTTGGGAACAGTGCCTGGACCGTGTGCTTGTGGACATGGTGAACCGCACTGATTGGATTTTGACCATCGATTATGACTCGGTTTTTGAGGCCGACACCATCCAGCGGCTGCTGACGGCGGCCCTGGCCAGCGGGTACGACGCTGTGGCCCCGTTGCAGACCAAGCGGGATGACGGCATACCGATGTTCACGCCCGAGGGGCACGACGGCAGCATCGGCGTGGTGCAGCTGCCCACGAAGTGGTTTGAGGCTGTGGTGCAGCCCGTGCAGACGGCTCACTTCGGCTGCACGCTCATCCGCAGCGAGGCCCTCAAACGCACGCCCACGCCGTGGTTCCTGGGCAGCCCGCGGCCCGATGGTCACTGGGGCGACGCCCCGGAAGGCGAGCCGCCCCGGCGAGACCCTGACATCCACTTCTGGTCCCAGTTCCGTGCGGCCGGCAACAAGCTGGGCATCGCTCCGCAGATCGCCATCGGCCACGCCGAGCTCAAGTTCACCTGGCCAGGCCGGGATCTCAGGCCCGTTTACCAGACGCCGACGCACTATTGGAACGGCGGCGGCCGACGACCGGCCGAAGCCTGGGGCTCAATTGAACACGGGGAGGCCAGCCTTGCCACGCACTGACCACGTTTTGCTGCGGTTCACACGGTCCATGAAAGGCTACTCGAAGGGTGCCGTCATCGAGTACCCGTCGGGCCCCGCCAAGATGCTGCTGGCCACCGGCGGCGTCGAGCTTGTCAGCGAGCCGCAGCAAACGCTGCTCGAGGACGCCATGGTCGAACACCGCAACGTCGAAACGGCCGACGCCCCACGGCGTAGAGGGAGGAAAGCCCGATGAGGTATCGCAGCCTGGTGCGGGCCACCGAGCCCGCCAATAATCCGGTGACGCTGGCCGAAGCCAAGCTGCACCTGCGGATCGACAATAGTGACGAAGACACGTTGATCACGTCGCTCATCAATTCCGCCACGCGCTGGGCCGAGGACTACTGCGACCGCACCTTTTGCCACACCCAGCTGCAGATGCGGCTGGATTCGTTCTATGGGGCGATCGGCAGCCCGGTGCAGTTTGGGCTACTGGCCGACGGCAACAACATCGAGGGCCGCCAGGGCACCATTCCCAATCTGGACATCGAGCTGCCCCGGCCGCCTATGGTGCAGGCCGGAACGGCCACGGCGGTAACGATCACCTACACGCCGAGCGCAGGGGCCTCTACGGCCACGCTTGCGACCACGGAATACCGGGTGGACAGGCAATCCACTCCGGGCGTTGCCCGGCCGCTGTACGGCCAGAGTTGGCCCAGCCACTTGACCGATCAGAACAGCACCACGGTGACGTGGTGGGCTGGGTACTCAGCTGACGGCACCAGCGTGCCCGCCCCGGTTAAGTCGGCCATTTTGATGCTGGTGGCCCATCTGTGGCGTAACCGCGAGATGGCGGCCGAGGCGGCGCTTACGGAAGTGCCGATGGGCACCAAGGCCTTGCTCGACACCATCCGCTGGGGATCGTACCGATGATCGACGCTGGCAGCCTCACAGACCGAATCGTGATTGAGCAGGCGACCGAAACGAGAAACGCGGTTGGCGAAGTCTCGCTGTCGTGGTCTACGTTTGCCACTGTGTGGGCAGACGTGTCGGCGCTCTCGGGCCGGGAGGCCGAGCGGTATGGCCAGATCGTCGGATTTACTGGGCACAAGGTGACAATCCGCGCGTTGGCAGGCGTGAAGCCCGCCATGCGCATTTTGTATGCAGGATCCCGCACGCTCGAAATCGGTGCCATCAACGAATACGAACGCGGCTGGTACATGGAACTGATCTGCACGGAGAAGGCCGCCACATGAGCTTTCCAGAAGCCCCAGAAGCGTTTTTGTTTCAGCGTCTGACCAGCCAGACGGCCGTGAGTCAATACATCGGCACGCGGGTGTACCCGCTGCTTGCTCCTACTGGCACTCCGCTGCCGCTCGTCATCTACCAGCGCACAGCCGTAGAACGCCCGCAGAGCCTTGCGGGCAACGTCGGCAACCCCGTGGTGACGCTGCAGCTGACCACCTACGGCACTTCGTACACCAGCGTAAAGACGATCGCCCGAGCCGTCCGCCTGGCCGTGGACGGCTGGACGGGCACCACGGCCGGCGTGACGATCCAGCGGACGACGCTCGTCACAGAGGCCGATGGCGTGGACATGCCGGCCGACGACCAGATGCTGCCGTACTACTCGGTGCAGCAGTCGTTCGATTTCCGCATCAACGAGGCGACGTGATGGCTGCCCCTGCGATCACGCTTGATTTTCCAGACTTTCCTGGGCTGGCGGACGAGTTCCGCAAGCTACCAAAGTCCCTGGCGGCGGCCAGCATCGGAGCGGCCGTCAAGCGAGCATTGGCTCCAGCCAAGGAACAACTGGCCAGGACAACGCCAGTCGGCCCGACCGGAAACCTGCGGCGTGGCGTGGCCACGAAAGCCAAGCGATACCCGAAGACTGGGGCCGCCGTCGCCATTGTGGGTTTTCGCAAGCCTGGGTCTGCCAAGCCGCCGAAGTCTGGCACAAAGCGTCGCAACCGACCGGCAGACAAGACGCAGCATCAGTTCCTGGTTGAGTACGGCACAAAGCCTCGGTTCACCAAACGTGGGGCGTTTCGTGGCGTTATGCCGTCACTGCGTCCGGTCGAAAAGGCGTCGAGTGCCGCCCTGCCGGCAGTGAAAGCAAACCTTGAGACGGAGATGAAGACGGCATTACAGAACGCCTTAAAGCAACTCCCGAAGTACCTGGCAGCACGGGCCAAGAAGGGCCGGGCGTAACTGCAAGGATTCGCACCCCCTGCCGTAGTTTTTTGATAGGGCCCAGCGGCCCACGAACCACAGGAGAACCGCCCCATGGCAGTCGATTCGCAGGGCAATACGTTCGTCTTTGCCGGCAGCACGTACACGGTCACCAGCGTGACCGTGACGCCCGGCGGCGATCTGCTCGACAACTCGCACCTCGGGCTGGCCAGCGGTGCCAATCGCACCTACCAGTCGCCGGCCCTCATCGACAACGAGCTTAGCTGTGAGGCGTACGGGACGACGGCCGTGGCTATCGGTGCCACCGGCGTGCTGTCCTTCGCCTCAGTCACCTACACGGCGACCGTGTCGAGCTCGAGCGTGGCCTA